ATTCCGTTTTTATTTTGGAAACAGTTAGATGGCCTTTTTAATGAATTCTGTGGTGTTGGTGATCATGAATTGTATCGACCGTGTGCTATTGGAATGCAATTTTTTCATGGTGGTGCTATGCATTTGATATCACAGTTATTTAAGGTCCCATTATCTACGTTTGCTGCTACTACAACCAATATAGAAGCTACTATGTTATTTTATAATATGCATAATGACTATATAATTATTGAAATGGATTTTTCAAAATATGATTTAACAATTTTACCACAAGTTATGGAAATTATTATGGTTATGGTATTGAAGAAGATAAATGTGATGGAGATTGATCCTGAGAAATTAGATTTTGCAAAAAAATGTTGATCGACGTGTTATGATAAATCGTACAATAATTTGTAGGTTGCTTGAAGTATTAATAAACAAAGTTTTTCCTAGTCCAGTTTCCAATAAAGCGTTACAGGTATTGGGAAAAATGCCGAGTGGCCATTTTTTGACCACGAAGTTGAATTCTCTCGTTAATTATGTTTGTCAGTTGACTGTCTTTATTTCAATTTTTGGAACGCAAATTATTGATGAAGCTGTAATAATTGTATTTGGAGATGATGTTATTATGACTTTACCACGCAAATATGAAAAAGGGTTCCATAAACAACAAATTTCTGATAAGTTTCAGGATTTATTCAATTTACGTGTTAAAACTACGGAAATTAAGGTACATGAACGTTTTTATGCTAAAGAAGAAGAAGAATATGCTGGTTCTACTAAAAGCTTGACATTTTTAAAATATCAGGTTGCGGTGCGTGTTCATCCCTATAATGGTGTACAGATGGCTTTTGTACGTAATACTGTTCAAACTTTACCTAAGACTTTTGTTTCTGTAGATAAATTGTTGACTCCTAATTTGATTAAAACTCGTATTTATTCAGCTGTTCTTGCTAGTGGTCCTAATCGAACTAGTTATGATGCTTTGTCACGTGCTTGGGAATTGGTAAAAAATTATGATTATGATATGGATCATAAAGATTTTAATGCGCTTGTGAAGGAATCAAAATTTGATATACGATTTTTACCTACTTTTGATGAAATTGTGGAATTATATTATGCAGATCTATATCGTCCTGATAATAAATGTATAATGGGATGGCATGATTATCGTCGTTCTCGTGAACATGG